CACGACGGAAGTTCTCTTCTTCCATAACAGTCTCTTCGTCTTGGAAGCGAGGAGTGCCCTTGTTACCAAGAACATAATCAAGACGCTTCTTCAGTGCATCATAGTCCTTGAACTGGTCAGCAGCAACAAACTCTTGGAGAGAGGATTGCTTCTTCCAGATTGCCTCCATTGCATCATCATCGTCCAGGAGAGCATCAGGGCGTGCGAACTCGGAAGAATCATAGTTGCGATAACCTGCAACATTCTTTGCCTTCAGTTTGAAGTTGGCACCTTGCCAGAAATCAAACGGATCAATTGCTTCCTCGTCCTCAAACTCGGGTTGCATTGCAGCAGTGAGTTTGTCAAAGATCTTCTTGCCGTACTTGTACAGCATCACACGACCTTCATTCTGAGGATTAGCAGGGTCTTTCACAACGTAAATGTTGCTGATGTAAGTCAGTTTACGCTTCTGCTTACGAGCAGCATCTTTACCTGCATCAGTGCCGTTGTTCCACAGCATAGAGTTGTACTCAGACACAGGGTCTTTCTGACCCAGAGTGGTCAGAGAGTTTTCAATGTACCAACCGCCAGGACCTTGGAAGGCGTGAGAGTACAGTTTCACGAAGGGAAGATCTTCGCTATCAGGGGCGGGAAGGAAACGGATAACGGCATAACCATTGCCGCTCTTATCACACTCCAGTTTCCAGAAACGGTCATCGGCGGAACCGCCACCGTTGTTGTTCATCTTTTCGACTTCCTTGACCAGTTTTTGAGTCAGGGAGCCCAGTTTGGATTGTTTCTTAAGGTCTGCGAAAGACATTTGGATACCTCGGATGTTTGGATTTGTTGGATTTGCTTGGATAGTATAACAGAGAAACCATCAAGAGTCAATGTAATTTTTCAATGCCTCGATGGTTGCATTCATACTATTGAATAGCATACTCATGTCGGTCTCAGGTGGAAAACCCATCATTGCGACCGACTTGCGAAGGTTCTCTTTCATCTCAACCGCTTTGGGGTCGTCCGAAAGAGATAACCTAGTATACATCACTTTTTGCTTTTCTAGCAAGTTTGAGAGTATTTCGACATGTTTCAGTTTGTCCTCGTTGGACATAGCACTAAAGTTAAAGAGGGAACCATAGATTTCCTCTTGAAGATTATTAATTTCCTTTAGTTCTTCCTGAATAATTTCAGAATCGAAAAAATCACTCATAAGTTTCTTCAACTACCTCTGTCTCGGCAGGAGCAGCAGTTTCTTCTGCTTCCTCTGCGTTTGCTTCCTCGATTTGTGTTAAAACGTCAATAGCACCATCAAGTTTCAGAAGTGTTGTGCGAGCAGTCTCAATTTGACTGATAATCTCTTCACGTTGCTTGGTAAGATTTTCAAGCACAGTTTTATTTTCAAGAGCCATAGTTAATAATCTCCTTCAATATTTTTTTAAAGTGAAATACATCAATATTTAGAAAGGGTCCGTACTTCTTTAATTTGAGACTTACGGTTTCCCACACAGGGTCAGATAACTTCTTATCAAAGTTTTTAGAAAAATGGAAAATTTTGTCGTAGATAACGAAGTTTTCTAGCGATAATCTCCCGCTTAGGTACTCTTTCAGAAGGGTAGGATGGCCTTTGGAACAATCGAACAGTTTCGAGAATTCGTTCTCCGAGAACAACTCGTTGCTTTGTTCTTTGAACAAGTAAGTCGAACTCTGTCTCCGTTTTTTCCATTCGGCGTATGTCCTTTCTCCAGAATTGATAATTTCGCCAATCCATAGGTTTTGTGGGTTGTCGGCAGCAGAAAAATTAGATACCAAAAAATCAACGACCTCTTCATCAGAGTATTTGCGAGAGGTCTTCTCGAACCAGTACTTGTCTTTCCTCTTATTGAAAGAAGTTACACTAGCACGGGTTTTTGCTCCGTATTTGAAGAAGTCGTATTTGGGATTTGTGAAATGATTTTTTAGTGACAAATAATGTTGATAGGTTTCAAAGGGTGTCACGATCATAAAGGCAATTTCGCTCTCGAAGTTCTCTTCATGAAGTTAAGACGTGTTGCGTCCCACTTCAGTTTTTCCTTAAGTGGTTTAGATACCAACTTAGATATAGAGTCTACCTCAAGTTCATTGATTTCGCAATAGTGGCAAATAGCATCAATGTAATTGAATTTTTCTTCGGCAACGATTTTTTCAATCTCTAACGCAAATTTGGATGGTGTTAGAAATTTACTTTCAATCGCCTTTTCTAGTTCTTTATTTGGTTCCATAGAGCTCCAGTTTATCTCTAACAAACTTTCCAATGTACTCGGTGAGCAGTCGGATGTATTTTGATTTGTCTCGTTCTTCATAGACGACGCATTCTCCATTTTCACAAGCCATAATGATTACAAGTTTCTTGACTGAAATGCCAGTCAGTTCGTACAGCATACAACCATATGCCATGCACTGTACAAAATAGTGGTCGATCCATTCCCGTGGTTTGGGTTTGGCAGATGTTTTGAAGTCGATTATAGCTAACTCGCCGTCATATTCAGCGATACAATCTACGGTCCCTGCTACACCTAGTTGTTTGCTATACAGAGACCCTTCAAGGGCGTAAATATTATTTATAAGATTTAATTTTTCTTTAGAAATCTTGAAAAGAAAGTTAGAAATTGGTTGAACAGTTGGAAGTCCTTCATTCTTAAGATGATGCTCTACTAGAGTATGCATATCTGTACCACGACTGGTTGCTCGTTTCGTGATACGATCCGCTTCTTCATTGCCAACTTTCTTTCGCCATTTTACAAAAATCTCCTTATTAAAATGACTGGTCACCGACGTAATCGAGACCAGTTTCAGGAGTTCTTCTTCATCAGGAACTTTGTAATATCGTACACCATCAATGGTTTCACGCTCCAAACTAGGGAGATCAATATCAACGTGATTAAACATAATTAAAGTATTATTTGAGTGTCGCTACTACATCTCCTCCAGAAAACATAATTTTGTAATTTAGATCAGTGAGTTTATCTTCTACCTCTTCCATTCCAGTAACACCATACTTTTTACCATCTTCTCCATATCTTGTATATTGGTCTTCAGATTTGAATGGCCAATACTCATACTGAAGTTTTTTAATTTTTACCTTATCAAAGTCAATTGACAAAATAATTTGACTATCAAATCCTTCAGTATCAATCTGAAGATAATCAATTTCTGTAATTGAATGCTTTTCACACAATTCGGAAAATGTTATTCCTTCTGTTTTAATTGATTTAAAGTCATCTCCCCAATCATCCATGGGTATCAAAGAATAATGTGCTGTTCCCAATTCACAAGAACTTCCATCAGGTTGAGGAATAGGTTCTTTTGGAATTACAACTTCACAAGGACCAGATTGAGTATTGATCGCAACATTTTCGAGTTTAATCTTTTCTTTTTCAGAAATATATGAATAACTATCAAGAATCTGATCAATCATATTGCTATTTGGTTCAACCAAAACTATACAATCTGGTTCTTCTTTCCTGACAAGTTTATTGAAATCATCATTTCCATTATGTGTTCCAATTTGTACAAAAGTTTTCAAAATCCAGCCTCCATTTTTGCAATGATATATTCTTTGACAAGTCCAGAACGAACAATATCGTCAATACCAAATTCAATTATATCAAATGATTCCATTTTACGCAAGACACCAAGAAAATCTACAATTCCATTCTTTTCTTTATCTTTCTGCAAATCAGACTGACGTGCATCACCACAGAAACAGATCTTAGTATTTTCACCAACACGAGTGATGATACTATCAAGTTCGTGGAAGTTCAGATTCTGAAACTCATCTACAATAACAATAGCATTATCAAGAGTAGTTCCACGCAAGAATGAAGTAGACCAGAATTTAATGGACTCTTGAGACTTCAAGTTTCCATACAACATTTCAAAGTCTGCATCACTAGGCATCTGGAACATATACTTTACCATATTCTTATAAGGAATCTGGTAAATGTCTGCCTTATCTTCGTGAGAACCAGGAAGGAATCCAATCTCTCTAGTAGCAACCAGAGAGCGTACAAGGTAAATACGCTCATAAGGTGTACTTTCACTCAAAACATCACGAAGCGCGTTGTAGAGGGTTATAAAGGTCTTACCAGTTCCTGCACAACCATAAGCAACAATATGTTTGCCGTCTTGATATGAATCAAAGAGTTGTTTTTGATTATCTGTAAGTGGTTCGATATCAACCAAATACTCTTGACTCAACGGTTTTTTCCGCTTCATCTGCTTTGTCGTGAGACCAACTCCGATTGGTTGATCTTCTTTTGCAGATGCTCTTTTCCTTCTTGCCATACTTAAATTTTCTTTACAGTTGAACCAGGTGCTTTTTGTGCTTTTCCAAGAACGTCATTCCATCCTGGATAAGACTTACGAAGTTTATCCTTCCATTCTCCAACTTCAGCTGAAGCGGGACAGGTAGATGGATCTGACCAATCCCTTTGCCATTCGGGATTGTCTTCACACCATTGTGACCACTGAGTGACACTCATCACAACTTCTTTTTGTTCCCCAGTTTCCTTATGAATAACAGGATATGTTGCCATAATCAAATCTCAATGTATTTTATTTAGACCCACTCAAGGGCTTCTGCACAAGTTGGGAACTGCTCAATGAACACTTTCTTACAACCTTCTGCCAAGTCCA